CCCGTTTTCGCTGCCGACACCACTAGTGCCAAACACAATCTGATCGTACATGTACGCATCAAGGGACGCGGCAAGATTGGCTCGTGGATCGTCAAAGGCTGCGTAAGAAATTTTATTTAAATCGGTAAAAAACTGCTCTGTGCCTTCGTCTTCCTCATCTACCGGAGCCAGATCAAAAACATTTCCTGCAGAACCTGGCCACAACATACCCAGCAATGCCGATGAGGATATTTTAGCCGCCGCTGCTCCAGTAGAATCAAAAATGCGATCAACAAGAAATTCACCGTTTGACGGCTGCCCGGTAAAGTTTTGGCGGTTCATGGCGATATACTCGCCAAGCACTTGATACATATTGTCAAAGTTAGAACGCCGTGACTTTGCAGCGTCAAATTCTTTCTTGAGCTTGGTATAATCCATTTAGGCAGTTACCCGCTTTAAAAATTTACGCCGCTGTTCGTCGTCTTCGGTAATCGCCGGGGTTACAGGGCGTACCTTTTGTGCCCCCGCTGCTGCTGCATTTTCAAGGTTAGCCTGATCCTGTGCGGCTTTATCTAGCTCTTGCCGGGCAATTTGTTTTTGCTGTTCGCGCAATCGCCGCTGCTCTTCCTCAACAGAAGTGCCGCCGCCTCCGCCGCTACCGCTAAGCCCTACTAATCCTGCCAAACCACCGAAGCCAGACATTAAAACCCCCTTAAGTTAAGAATAAATCTACCGCTGCCTATATCACAAAAATTATATTTTTTGAACAAATTAAAAAAAAGCCTTTCGTTTTTTAATCCCATGCCGTTTTCCGCCGCTGCATAAATCCAGCCACACCCATTTTCCTTAAACCCTTCAACCACGGCTCCAACAAGCATCCGTGCCGCTTTTGTTCCGCGATGACTCTGTGCAATGTAAAACATATCAAACGCACCACAAGGTTCTTTCCACCAAGTCTGCCCAAAAAACCCAAAAGAAACACCAACTATTTTATCTTCGTCACAAACAACCACTGTTACATAGTTTTGCGCTTGAATTATATTAGCCAATGATTCCACAACTGTTTCATGGTCTATAGGAACGGCCATCCCTTGGGCGGCCTCTTTGCTATATGCGTGAATTAACAACGCCAAAGCTGGTAGATCGTGCAGTGTTGGTTTACGCGCAATCATCGTAAGCTTCCCAGCTTTGGGCGTGTTGGGGTAATAATTTTATTCTGCGTGCTGTAAAGAACTTGTTTCTTGGCTATCAACCCTTGCTGCGGCTGAACTTTATATTCCATTGCTTGTGCAAGATACCGCCATGCGTCGCTTGCGTCTGTAGCCCAGTTTTGCATAGGGTTAGGTTTAAACGTCAATCTATTTTCGTCATACTCATAGGCATAGTGCATCATTGCATGTAGTCCATTTGAGCACGCTTTGGAATCAATCCATGCTTCTTTGAGTAGTGAGCGGCCTTTCTCAATCCCGGCCTTAACCGACAGCATGGGTAGAATCTTGTTAGGATGACCAGCAAGGCGTAGTTGCTCACTGATTGAGCCTTTCATGCCCAGCCGCTCGTGAACCCCATCGTGGGGCAGGTAATGCATCCCGTAGAGGTATCCCTTACCATTAAGCACTTTTGCCAGCTCTTCGATGTCTGCATCGGCCCCAAATGCCTCGTAGTAATCAAACACCCGGACTTGCTGCCCCACCATTTGGGCAAACCATATGCAAGTGCCGTGTTGCTTGCCTAAGTCCCATGCGGTGATAACGGGGACACCTGCTTTATACGGCACATCGGTAACACGTCCGGCCTCTCGTGCTCGTTCGATGTACACGCTGTAAATGGTTCCACTATACCGAGTATCAGGCTCACCTTCCCAAACGTGGGCATAGGCAATAGGATCATCACGTTCTAGCCTTATGCGCTCGTTGTTCAGTGTCTCGCTAAAATTAGGATTATCGCGCCATGAGACTTTCTTAACAAAAGCGTTATCTGGCTTGTTAACAATAAACCGTTGATACGTTGGGTCGGTGACGTTCTTGGTGTTAAAGCTAATCCATATTTGAGAACCGTTTTTCCGGATGGTGGGTAAAAGCGTCTCATAGGAATGCTCGCTTGTGTTCTCGGCTTCTTCAATCCAACAGATGTCCACGCCCTCTGTGGATTTAATCTCTGTTGCGTTGTATTTGAGGCCCTTGAACATAATCTCGGTGCCGTTTAGGGCTTCGATAGTGGCTTTTTTGATGCGCCAAAAACTTTCTAGGTTGTATTGCTGTATTAAGTCGCTGAACAGCTTGTGCACCGATGTTTCAATACTCTTTTGCAGCTCGCGGGTGGCAAGAATGCGAAGCTTGCTTTGTGCCCCAAGTATCAACAGCGCACGGGCAAAGCTGTGACTCTTTGCGCCGCCGCGCCCCCCATAATAAACCTTGTAACGATATTGATTGTCAAAAAGCTCTTTAAACGCCCTAGGGATGTTTATTTTTGTTTCCACTTAGGATGCTTGAGCGTATTTCTTGGATTTCTTCGCCTTAGCCAGCAATGCAGCGGCTTCTTCGGCTTCTTCCTCTTCCTCTTTGCGCTCAAGGACTTTCTTCACGGCGCGCTTCAAAGCGTCCATTTTCCCGCTGAGAGAACGATACGCGGAAAGGTTTTCCGGCAAGCAAGCGTTTGATACTGCCGTCTGAATCAGTTTTTGGAACTCTTCATCGGCTGGGACTTCTTTGCTTTTCTTGACTTCCACAATCTGGCAAGTGTTCCATGCGCGGTATTTAGGGTTCTGCCCTTTCAGTCTATCATTGAGAAAGGCGTGCTGAATGACAGAGCGGCATTCTTCAGGGGTACTAATTTCAGAGATGAGTAAAAAATCTTCTTGATACGGTTCCAAATACGTAGAGCTGCCCTCGCTTATGAACATTTCCCCGGCAACCGTTACAGAATTTGCCATAAGTTCCCCCTAATGTTTTGCCTTTTAACTGTTTTTAATTCGGCTGTCAACTTAATCAAATGTAACTTTGATGGAATGCTGAACAGGTGGAGAATCAGGATCGCCGACAACTGTGTATTTATCGCTATACTTCTTAGGAGCTTGCTTAGCGCATTTCCATTTGATTTCATCCAACATGATTCGCGCTTGATCGGATGTGATTCTGCCCGTTCTCAAATCATCCATAAGTTCCTTGGAACCCTCAAAATGAGCATCGGCTCTATTATCACGCGCGCGCATGTACTTCTGACGTAAGTCATTATTTTCTAACAACCATCTAAAAAATGTTCTTGGTTCAATCTTGTGTTTTTCACAAGCTACATTGACACCATCACCACAAGCTATTTCTAAGCAAATGGCATCTGCCAATTCATCAGTGTATTTTATTACTGGCATAATAAATAATACCTTGGATTCATTTATATTGTCAATCTCAATCACAACCCATTGTTTTCCTACAACAATATATTTTTAAAAAACCTGCGGATATTGTCCGGTACATGGCGGAGTATAACGCAGCTAATCCACCACCGGATAAGCCTTAATCTCCCGCATGAGGCGGTTAAGGCCTAGTGTTAGGCTCCAATTATGGAATGTTTTAACAACAGGTATTTCTTGATAAATCGTGTAGTTAAACGTATATTTCTTGCCATATTTTGGCTCGGCATTAATCCAGCAAGAAATATCTTTTTTTCTGGCAATTTCTCCGATTGCTTCAAATTCCCGTTTTAAAGCCTCTGTAAACATCTTTCCATACTTTTGGCTACTACCCTAGCCGGGTATATGGTGAACATGGTCTGGCGGTCATTAAACTGGCCTTAGCGACGATTCTAATCCTTCACCTAAACCCCCTTCATCTGTTTTAACCTCTCAAGCTGCTTGTTGCGCTCTTCTTGGCAATCATCGCACCCCTGATGCATAAGATAACCTAGCACACCAGCCAAATCCGCCAGCATCACTTTGTCACCAACCCCCGTTTTCTGGCGAATGTCTGCAATAACTTTCAGCAGCGTAAACTCATCTGTTGGCTCTGTGCTTTGTGGTTCGTACATGGCATTATTCTTTCTAGTGGTTGATAAAACTTGATTATTCGTAAAACCGTACACGCTGCTCTTTTGCCGCGTTGATGATTTCTTGATTTAAGAGCACCTTGATTGCCCCTGTCTCTGCTTGGATTTGGCAGTGATTCAAGTATGCGTCTACGTTCTCCTCTGTCGGTTCCCGATGCGGGGGCACGGTGTAGGTTGCTTTTGCGTTAACGATAAGCTGCGCCTGTGTGAGCGCGGTACTGGCTAGATATTCATCTAGCGCA